ACAATGATGGATCTCTTTGATATAAAGCATTTTGCAATTTGCCAAGATCATCACCAGTTTTAAATAACTGAGATTTGACAATAGTATTTTCTAAACCCATAACAACAGCAGAGTTTAATGCTGTACTAACTTCACCTTTTGTTAATAATATTCTTTGACCATTAACAACTATACCAGTACCCTCGGTTGCTTTAAATAATTGAGTTTCTGCATTTTTTATTCTAGTTTTTTGTTCTTCTGTTATTACACCACCATTAGTAAATACTTCATTATGAATAGATTGTAATTCCATTTGAAACTGTGTTTTATATTGTTGTGATTGTTGATAGATAGTTGAGTCATTTCTATACTTAGTAATTTGCCTTTGTTCTTCTAAATATTTTCTATTTTTATCTGCATAAATTTGTCTTTGCGTTTCACTTACTTTATCTTGAACACTACTAACATATTTTTTTACTTCATTTCTATAAGGACTACTTTCAATCTTATCTAATAAAACTATTTCCTTATTAGTTAAATCTTTTGGCAATGTGCCAGTTCTAAAATAATTTTCTATTTCATGTATTTGTGCAGGTGTTTTATCTTTAGTTAAAATATTTACTAATGCAAAAGATACTGCTGTTTTTGCAGAAGTATCTGTTTTTCTATGAGTATCAACAGCAAGATTATTAGTAACTAAATTATTATTATTTTGCTCAACTATTGCTTGTGCATTACTTTCTAAATCTTCTAGTACATTATCTAATTCACCTATATTTGCTTTATTAATTTGATCTCCTGCAATAGATATTAGATCTGCTATATTTAAATTATTTATTTGATTGGCTTGAAGTGATGATATTCTCATGGCTTCTTTTGTTTCTTCAGTAGCCATAGCATTAAAGTGTTGTGCAGATAGTTTAGCAACAGTTTGTGTCATGCCACTTACATATCTTTCACCACCACTTAGTTTTGTCTGCTCTATATATACAGACATTTCATTTTCTACATTTTTAGAAAACTCACTAGATGTTCTTGATTTCTGTCTTATCTCATTTAATTTACTAAATATATCTACATTAAGAGCATCTTCATATCTCTTCTGTATGATTGGTTCTGCGGCATTTTTTGCTACATCACTAAGAGTAGTTGGAGTTGTTTGAAATGCTAAATTACCATTATCATCACGAACTGGTAATGTTAGACCTACTTCTTTACCAAGTTTAATTTGCTCTTGCTCTGCATCTGCAAAAAACTGTGTAGCAAGTTGCTGACCAACTCTTGCTAAAGTTTGACCTGCTTCTACTGCACCAGTATTAACATTATTTACACCTACTGGTTTATTTACAAAGCTAGTACCTTTTGCTTTTAAAAATTCTACCATTACGAATATATCCCAGTATTAAATGTACTAAAACGAGTTGGTCCTAAAGAACTTCGTGGTGTAATAGATGCAGTTGGTGCTGACCCCATAAGTGGTGCGGCTTTCATTGCTCCACTAATTATTGAACCAAATGCTTGATACCTAAATGCTCTTGCTCTATTTCTGCCTCTTTCACCTGCTATCTGTTGTGCTTGTGATAACTTGCCAATAGTTGCAAGTTCTTGAACTCTTGCTCTGCCAACTTCTGTAGCCATTTCTCTTTTAGCTTTTTCTTGCAATGCTTTTAAACTTCTATCTTGACTTATATCTCTGCCACTTACACCTGCAATAGCTTGATTTGTATTTAAGAATGTTTGTAGATTTGCAAGTCTAATATTATGTTCTTGCAATGCTCTAAGCCTATTCATTTTCTTTTCTGCTTCTAACTGTCTTTGTTGAAGTGCGGCTTCTCGTTTTGCTGCTCTTGCCGCACTCATAGAACCCATAAAAGATATTGCAGTTGATGCTATTGCTAAGGGTAATGGTATCAAAATGCCACCTCTACTATCATTCCATTAATCTGTAAATCTAAAGGAAAAGACTGTGATACTATTACTCTAGGATCACGACTATATCCTAATAACCTAAACTCTTCTTTACCAGTTACAGCAGATCTTTCCATAAGACCATTCGTTACATTATCCGTTGTATTTCTTATAACCAAATCTCTACTTGTTGATGATGTGCTTGGTCCTTGCACACTTACAGCAAGTGTTGAATGTAAATCTAATATGACTTTAGGAATTTGTCTAGGCTCACCAGTTAATGGTCCACCTTGTATAGCCGCATCTATAGGTAATGTTTTAAGAGTAGGTGTAAAAGCATATCCAATAAATGCCTGACTTAAACCACTTTTTACAGAACTAGCATCTATTTGTGCATTCGCCACTGTAAACTCTCCTAAAAAATCATTGCCATTTGTAGCTTTTACTACAGCATTGTTTGCAAAGTGAGAACCTAAACTTCCAAACACACTAGCACTTCCACTAAATGTATCGCAAAAATCCATTGGCATATCTGTTTGGAACTCTTCAAGAAATAATTTAGTTGTACCTGAGCCATCATCTCTAGCACAAACTACAAACAATCTTTCATGTACTGCACATATACTATGCCAAAATCCTTGTGTATCCCATAAAGACCAACCTGCTTTTTGATCTCCTCTTATAGAATAGAATACAGCTAGAGTACCATCATTATTTATAAGAAAAGCATATGACTCACTTCTATTTAATGCACCTTTGATAGATGTTTGTTGTACTGGATCTAGTATAAGATGTGGTGCAAGACCTGATACAGCTACAGATGTATATGCACTTTCTGCATCTGTAAATAAAAACTCTCTTAATGCACTGCCAGTTTTTTGTATAAATAAAGTAGCACCATCAAATACTGTAGGTCTAACAAAACTAGAGCCAAAAGGTGTCTGCCTTCTAATTTGTGCATTAGCAGGTGTTACTGGTTTATTAGCAACAGTAGGAATAAATAACTCTGCACCAGTAGTAAATATCTGTAGATCTCTATTAGATACTAAATGTCTAATAGAAAATATTTCACCAACATTAGCTGTAAGATCAAGAGCATCATTATCTTCTGCATCACCTACATCAAAGTTAAAAAACTGCCCTGATTTACTACCCCAAATACCATCAGGCTGTGCTAATGTGCCACCAAACCAAAGTCTATTTTGATGAAAAGTAACTGCCGCAGGATAACCACGAAGAGGAGAATAAGACATTTCACTAAACTCAGTAGTAGCCGCTCCAGTAGTATATGTTGGAGTACCTCCTCCTATTGCACTAGAAGTTGCAGTAGAGCCTGACTGAAATTGAAAAGTATTTTCATCAATAACAGTAGCAACTTGTCTATTACCATTTATAGAAGTATTAGGAATACCACCAATTGCACCTGCTCTTTGAAAAGTAATATTTGCTCCTTGTGCAAGACCATGTAATGCTTTTGTGACCTCTATAATACTACTGCCTTCAAATGTTTTTAAACTATCAATTTCTAATCTTTGTTTTAACATTCCTTGAATATTAGCTGTAGCTGATGTGGCACTAGCTACTGCTGTAATTCTGCAACGTATTTCACCTATTAATAAATCAACACCTACATGACCAGATACAAAATAGTTTGAGCTTGTTGTAAGTGTTACTCCATTACCACTAATAGCACTAGAAGATATTGTAGTGCCTAATGGTTGAAAACTAAAATATGGCTGAAAAATGTCATTGCCATCTCTTGAGGTATCAAAGTTAAATGTTGATACTGAAAATGTAGTAAGACCAGTTCTCTCTAATATTCTTGTTTGAAAAGTATTATGACATATAAACATTAGATCACCTTGCTGTGCAAAAGTAATCTCTTCTAAATATGGTGCTGATGTTGTATTTACTAACCATGATTGCCCAGTTATTGCCTGAATAGATGACACAGCACCAGTAGCAGGATCTATTTGAAATATCTCTATCCTTGTATTACTAAATGCTATTATATATCTTTCATCATCTGAAAATATAAAAGGCTCTATTCTAACACTTTGTCTAAGACTAGCTAGTGCTGTAAATGCAGGATTACTACCAAAGTTATGTAATCTCTTCGTGCCAGTTCTTTTTTTTAATCCACCCTCAGATCTAATAAAAAAGTTTCTTACCTGCTCACCTGCATTAGTATATACTTTAGTATCTGTTCTTGATGTCAAAGAAGGACTTATCTCTCCAAACTGAAAGTTATTTAATGGCACTCTTACTCTAGCCATTTAACTTCTCCTATTTGAAATAAATCTTGATGTTGATAGTTTTCTTGTTGTTTGTTGTTGTGCATCAATATTTCTTGCTTTAGCCATAAGCTGATTAGCTTTTGTTTCCATCATTTGCATAAGTCTATCATCTCTAGCTATTGATGTAGCAAAAATAGATGCAAGTGAATATTGAAGTGCTAAAGAAAAATAAGACGGAAAGTCAACTTCATCTGCTCTAAATGTAAAATCAGCAATCAAAGTATCATTAGTTGTTGTATCACTAAACACTTTGTCACCATAAACTGTAAACTCTATCAATCTATCATTTACAGTAACACCATGTAATACTAATAGATTGCTTGGTAATTGATGTGCAATATCAAATCTACCAGTAGGTTTATCTGTTAGTTCTTGTAAAATTTGTTGGTCTGTAGCAAATCGCCATCTTGCTGTAGATAGCATAGCTCTAACTGTATCTTCATACATATTAGTTGCCACTAAGGCTTCAGTACTAGAAGAGTCAAATGAAGTAATAGGCTCTGCACCAATAAGAACTAAGGCTCTTGATGCTATATCTATTGCTGAATTTGCTACTGTACTTGCCATATAAAGTTAGGGGGATTGCTCCCCCTATCCCTTTGATCTAATCTGTTTCAGCTATAGCAGTACCTTGTGATGTGTTCACTGTTGAACCATCATTACTAAGAACTGAAGCTATATGAGTAGTCGGTGTATTTGTATCTACACATATAATAATGTCACGAACATTAATCATATTAGCCGATTCATTAAAATAACCTGAGGCTTTCACAGTTGCAATAGCATCTGTGCTAGTATAGTGCCAAAGGTTTACACCTGATCCACCTGCTAAACGAGTTAGATTTGCTGCATTATAAGCCATTTAAACCTCCTATTAATTATTATCAAGGACTTCATAGACACCATTGTTATCAATAACAACAGCACCCATTGACATCATTGAGGTTGCTAAATGAGATACTTTTTCTGCAATGTAGTTAAGTTCTGTACTTACATCAGCACCAATTCCTAAACCAACAGCACTAGTATGATATGCCATATTCTTACCTGCTGTAATAGCCGCAGTTGAGAATATTTTAAATCCTAAAAATTCTTTCATACTCATACCACCTGCGAAAGGTAGGTTTTGCTCACCAACAAAGTCTGATGATGCAAACTCATTTATTAAAAATAAGTCAGCATATCCCTTTGGGTGCATAGCTAAATATCTACCACCATCTTCAGGTATATTAGCTGTGCCAAAAGTTTCAAATAATGTTAACAAATCTGCTTTTTCTACAGCGGCATTTGTTGCATTAATTTGTGTTGAGTTAGCACCTGAGTCCATTGCAGTATAAAGCAACTCGTCAGTTTTTCTTCCAAGAGCCGCCGCCGCACTTGTTGCCACAGCTTGTCGCTCATCTATATTGGTCTTTAGCTCATCTAACTTATCGATAAACTCTGCGGCAAAAAAGTCCTGCATTGTTACATCTACAGTTGTATGTGCTAATTCCATTGGTGTTACTTGTCCATTTCGAGATTTAGTACTCGCAGTTCCAGTACCAATTTTCTGAAACCTTGCTGTATTTCCTTGTACATTACTTACAGTACGGACAGTATTTCTTAATTTACTACCCATTCTTTGATAAGCTAAATGCACTTCGGTCTCGAACTGGGTAATAAAGGCTGTATCTATTGTATTAGCCATTTCAGTTCTCCACTAAAAAGTTAAAGTTACATTTTGTCTAGTTATCCAATGTTAGCTTCATCTAGTTATCCGTTAGGGCTATCAGCTACAAACTGGGCTATATTCTTTATTTACCAAAATTTTTTCGCCTTTGCAACGTACAAATCGTAAAACAGCAAAACCATTAATCATTATAGGCTGTTCTATTACTTCAAAACCTATGTAATCAAGCCATTGCAATGTCTTTGCATGGTCAGCAGGTACAACATTTTCTAGCTGATAATACTTATTTTGAAAATAATCTACTACTGGTACACACCATTTTAGAAACTTTCTTTGTATTTTGTATATATCATATGTGCCTAATGCCCATATTTTACCAATCATATTATCTAAAATAGGATTGCAACCAAAGATAAATGCAGGTTGACCATCAACCATAACAGTAAAACTTTCACTATTTGGCTCTCTAATACCTGCCATCAAAGCACGAAAAGGTGTTGCACCATGTATCATGCATTCTCTAACATCTGCATCTCTCATATTATTTTGCAGATAATTTAAATGTTTTATATGTGATTTGACTATAGGGTATCCATCATAGATACCCTCACCATTAAATTCTCTTGAAGCCATCAGTTATTTCTTGAACATATGCCTTATCTCTTCTTGCAGGATCATAGTATCTAGGATCTCGCATCTTAGCCATAAGATCTTCAATAGTAACTTTAGATGGTGATGATGCTTGAGGATTAGGTGCTGTTTGTTGCATTGATCTTTGTATAAGTTCTAATGCCTTTATACCTTCAGCACTTGTGCCAAGTTCT